CAATTCCCAAGTCAATACGACTTTGTGCATGATCTTGGTTTCGCCAGCCCATTCAGTAGCTTGATGCCCTAGGTCAATGACCGAATACAAACGGGCCATGTGATTGCCTGCTGGGGCTATTTTAAATTCTTTTGAGTTATCGCTGATTATCATTTGTTGTCCTTAGTTAATAGTTTTCTTACTACATTACGGCAATACGCTGTGGCTGCTGACGCATCTGAATCGCTTACTGTAAGCCTTGTTGTGTCCTTGATAGACGAATCAAACACCTTTAATACTCTTGCCATAAGGTCATAACGATTACCTACCGTAGCCCTTTTATCGCTTACTTGACGAATAAAGGATTGGGCAATGTTTGGCAGTTCGTTAAACTTTTGATGACATAAGTTTGAATACACGCTTTTGATGTACTGCTGGTTGTGACCGTCAAGAATCATGCAAGTAGCTACAGTCCTAATTGGCGCAGAAGATAGTACGGCTATACCTTTGCCGCAATACTCGACCAAGTTATCGTGAACTTCTCCAACACCCGTGTTATAGATGTCAATGATTTGGTCTGCGCTGGTAACTGTATCGCCACCGTAAGCCAATCTAGCCAATACACGACATACTTCTGCTGTTCTTTGGCTAATACCAGTTAAATCAGCTAATGTACGCTTGATGCCATTGTCTAAAACTTTATACGCATCATCGCTAACCCCAGTAGTAACTAGCATCTGTACTGGAATATTAGCTTCAATGATGGCTTCAAGACGATGTTGGCCGTCAATCAACCTACCTGACTTGGTAATTCCTACGCCTTGATGGGTAGGTATCCATTCACCTCGTTTAATCATATTGGCTAGGCCATTGACCCACCAACCACGCTTATTACGGTTGTCGGTATTCTTTAATAAATAATTCTTTGCCATTTCAGGCGTTACCATCTGAACTTGTGGGTTCATTGTTTGCTCCTAAAGATATTTGAAAAGTCATCAAAAATTGCTTTGAGTACGGGGTTTACATGAGTATTGCGTACAGGGTTTGGTTTAACAGGCGAAGGCAAGCCACACGCATAGCGTAGATCACCAATTTCGTCTGCTGTAATAAACACCCCATCTTCGAGGTCTTTAAAGATGCGTTCCAAATGTTCTTGGAAGCTGTTGAAGTCATGCTCTTGCTCACTCATTTGAGTTTCTCCTAATTTACACGGCTTATGCCGTATTTAGATATTAAGCCAACTTAATTAGGATTGCAATACTTTATTTGCAAAGTGTTGTAAAAATGTTAAGATAGCTGAATGGATAATACTTCAACACGCACAATGATTAAACTTTTGGGTGGGCCTACAAAAGTAGCAAACCTAGTAGGTGTAAGCGTTCCAGCGGTATCAATGTGGCAAAACGGGGTGATCCCTTATGACAAGCTGGTGATCCTAGCTGCTACGCTGGAAAAGGAAAGTCACGGTTTATGGTCAAGAAAAGTGCTTTTTCCGTTTTCTTATAAAATGATATGGCCTGAACTCGATTGAAAAATATTACCCTGTGCTGTATTGATTCGGTGCAGCCTGACAAAGCTAAAAAAGCAATAAACAGGTGCAAGGAATACTTTGATTTTGGCGGGGAAGTTTTTATAGATCAAGGCATCCATTCGCGGCAAGCTTACAGCAAATTTATCCTTCAGGAATTGCATAAACACATCCATACGGACTTTGTTTTGATTGTGCAATGGGATGGGTTTATTATTAACCCTGACGCTTGGAGCGACCAGTTTTTAAAGTATGACTACATTGGAGCAGTATGGCCTTGGCATCCTATGGGCAGACGGGTAGGCAATGGTGGTTTTAGCCTACGCTCAAGGCAGCTTTGTGAACTGACTGCCAGCCCTGACTTTGTATATACAAATCACAATGAAGATGACCAAATTTGCCATTTAAACAGGGTTTTTCTTGAAAATCAGGGTATTAAGTTTGCACCTGAAGAAGTAGCTAGGTACTTTAGTTTTGAACGCGAATTGTCAAATATTAAGACTTTTGGCTTTCATGGGGATTTTAATTTTGAAAGACTTGAGTTATACTAGACAGGCAGAGTGAAGTCTGTTTAGCACCACCCATAGTCTAAGACCCTTTCGGACTGATCTGAGTGTTTACTAAATGGAATTATGGGCATTTATTAAGCAACTTCACCTTAGATCAGCCCCAAAGGGTTTTTCTATTCTGTCTAGCCCGTTCACAAGCGTGATGCAACGGTAAAGGCTGTAGACCCCCTAGAAACTACTAGCGCAATTGCGCCTTTCCTATCTGTTATTGCTTAGATAGAGAAAAGAACCGTACTGTACGGATAGACCGATGATGTGATAAAGACAGACCTAGGCACGACAAAGACATCGAAGCAATATTTGAACCACGAACTCAGCTAAGACTGACAAGCTATTCCTCATAGTAGGGATAGCTTTGCCCTGAATCTAGCAATCCTGACGAAAAAACAACAGTAATAAAAAATATTTACTATTAAGTTTACTTAACATATACTTCACCTAGATTAACCTTTGGAGTCTGTTATGACTTGGAATCTACGATTAGTGAACATGAGCAATGCTTATGAGGATTACTTTGAAATTCGAGAAGTCTTTTACGACACTATGGGTAAGCCTATTGGACACAGTAAAGCAGCGATTGGTGGGGAAGATAGGCTAGAAGTAGATCGCTATATCGAATTAGCTAAACTTGCCCTTGATAAACCTATTATAAAGTTTGCAGATCATGAAAATACAAGTAAAGATACTGAAGGAAAATAAAGATGGATCGGCCAATGCTGAAGTTATCTTTGACAAAGCTGGACTTGAAGTCCTTGTCCAATGGGGCATTGTTGGTTTGCTTACCAAAGCAGTTGATGAATACGCAATTAGACAAGACGAAGTTCCTTTCCCTGTTCCAAAAAAGAAAAGAAAATGATTGAAGCTTTAGTTAAACCCCAAGCACTAGACAACGATACTGCTGTCATCAAGATATTGCAGTTGATGGGTCAATTAACCCCTAATGACATTGCTTATGTCACCAACATTGCTTTACGGGTTCACCAAGTTATTTCGCCAAAGTAAACAGCATGACCTTTGCCGTGTTTTATGGCTTGTACCCTCGTAAGATGGCCCGTAAGGATGCTGAAAAAGCATGGAATAAACTTACCCCTGACCAAAAGCTTGAATGTATCGAGGCGATGCCTAACTATTTGAAGTATTGGAGGATTAAAGAAACGGCTAAAGATTTCATCCCATACCCCGCTACTTTTTTAAACCAAGAACGCTGGACTGACGAAATAGATATTGAACCATTAAAGAAACCTGAATTGCCTTTTTACGCTACAGAGGAACTGACCATTAAAAAAGCCCAAGAAGTAGGTATAACTCCCTATGCTGGCGAAGGCTGGCAGGCGTTAAGATCAAGGATCAGTCAAAAGATTAAACAAGTTGAATCCTGACCCGTTTGCAGGAATGATTCACGGGATCATACATAGGCCCAAAGCGGTTAAACAAGCGTACTTAGTAGATTGGTATATTGGTGTAGCAAAGAAGCGTGGCTGGGAATCGGTGGTAAAAATGTTGGCAGAAAAACCCGAAACCGAAGCGGAATTAAAAATGTTAATTAAAAAGAGATTAGGAAAATGACAAGAGAGATAGACCCCAATAAGTGTATAGACTTTATACTAGAGAACGCAGGTAAATATGCACAAGCAAAGGGTGAATTGGCGCAACTTGAAGCATATAAAAGTTCCCTCAAAGCTATTAAAATGGCAGAAACTTCGGAACAGTCTTTGGGGGCGCAGGAGCGTGAGGCGTATCGAAGCCAAGATTATCAGAATCTTTGTAAAGCCATTGGTGCGGCAACAGAAAATGTTGAAAAGCTTAAATGGGAACTTGAAGCAGCGCGATTAAGACACGCTACTTGGCAAACTTTAGAAGTATCAAATAGAACACACGACAGGATATTGAAATGACCACATTAAAAGTAACAGAAGAATTTTTAATCCTTAGATTGTTGTGCAAGATGTATGACGAATCACTAAAAGGCGCAAACGCTACACAAATGCTAGAGTTAAGCGTAGACATTGCGGAATCTGCGGAAAAACTGGAGCAATTGACAGTCGATTATATTAATGGCAAGTAAGGCACAAAGGGATCACTATGCAAAGCTGGCACGACAGGGCTGCGTTTTATGCAGGCATTTGGGATACATCGACAATGACACCCCAGTCGAAATCCATCACATTAGACGCTTTGGGGGAAAGCGTGATAACGCTCCAGCAGTCGCGCTTTGCGCCTTTCACCATAGACATGATCCGCATACCAGTATTCATGGACTTGGAGCTAAAGCATTTAGAGCCTACTGGGGCTTCGACCTCGAAGATAAACTCTTGGAGATGGAAGCTTGAGTAGTTGGCTTATCATTGTTACAGGGCTGATCTATTTTTATATAGGCATAGAGCAAGTAATTAAAGGCAATACGCCTATGGGCATAACCTATGTATCGTATGCCACAGCCAACATCGGGCTTTACTTTATGGCCAAATGAGCCGTATTTTGACTATTTACGGCTCACGCTTTCCTAAGTTATAATTGTTGCATTGCAACATAACCTATGGAGAGAACCATGTTTACATTTGATGAGCAGTACAAACAGTTTGAAGAAGTCGCTAACCGCACCAAGCAAGCGTATGAGTTTTGGTACAACTGCGTGATAGAAACTTTAAAAGACTTATATAAGACTAAAAAGTAATTAAATCAGGGGGTTACGCCCCCTGTGTTTCTCAAAGTTTACAATTCTAGGCTATCCCAGCCAAACTCCCTAGCTATCTGACGGGTGCGAATCTTAAAAGCTTTACCGTGTTTATCCCAATAATCTGTTTTCCAAAAACTCATGTGGCATATTTCGTGGGCCAATGAGCGTTGAATAGTATCAAAGTGCTCGTTACGCAAAC